CAAGTAGTAACTCAGACCCGAATAGTTTGTCGACTGAACAATGTGAGACATTCACGATTAGCGATCAACCTATATCTAAAATACCATTAAGTTTGGCAGTATTAACCTATACATTTACATACTTGTCTTATGTGATTGTAAAATATAGTTTATGGGCTACAAATATACCTACATTGATATTATTCCCCGTTCTAATTATATGCGATTTTTTATGGAATATGTCATATAAGTGTTATGGTGCAATTGAATGTCTCGTATCATTAGCTCTTGCATTTGCAACGGGATTATTATGGGGATCTATTATTGATAGTATGGGCGTTCCAGATTTGCAATATTTCAATGTCGGATCGAATCAACAGGTATGTAGTAGACCTTCAAAACAATTATTTAAATGTAGTTTTGGAAAAAAACCGGATACTCCTAGTTGAGTAATACCATATTATACTTGAAAACTCTGGATATGCGTTTGAAACCATTCCGTCAGCATTTTCACGATATGCGTACGACTAAAATCGGACGCCATTAATTTGGTTGATCGACTACGATCTTTGAAATGAAACATGAAATTTTGGATAATATTTGTCGTAATGGCTCTCGAATATTTATCGGGTAAATCCGCAAAATCAAATAGGGGAAACCCTTTTTTTTGATTTACTACATTATGAAATGTAAACAGAAATCTCTGTAATTGTACCTTTGTTTGAATATTATAGAAATGATTTGTATCCAGATACTCTTTTGCATGGTTAGAACAATCGGGACATGGCAAATTGGTACAAATCGTATACATAATTTGCAACAAATTCGATTTTAATTTATCGAATTCTGCATCTTTTATCTTATAGGAAATTGTATGCAATAAAAACCAGATGGGTTCCCCCCATTTCATTTTTTTTTCGGGTGGAGGTAGAATCGGATCTACTGGTTCAATACGGGGTTGTACGATAGGTTGTACATTTTGCGGTTTATACCCTATTTGTGATAATGCAAAATTATATTTAGGCGATGATGACGGATTACGAGAAACAGACGCCGGAACATATGCCCTTGCATTATTAAAGAATTGCATAGTATTCATGATTTTATATATAAAAAGAATAAAATGGATTAGAAATAATCTATCAACTAAATATAGTCAAATGGAAACAAAAGAGCAATTGGTGAATACTATTAAAGAATGGGTTCGCATAGATAATGAGATACGTGCATTAAAAGCCGAAGAATCGAAACGGAAAAAAGAGCAAAAGGCAATATCTGTACAATTGATGGATATCATGAAGAAAAATAATATTGATGAGTTCGATATCAATAATGGTCGTATACAATACGTTAAAAAGAACGTTAAAAAACCAATCACAAAAAAAGTATTGATGGATGTTTTGACCAAATATTATGAAGGCGATTTTATGAAAGCAAATGAACTAAATAGTTTCATATTGGAAAATAGGGAAGAAACGACAAAGGAATCCATTGTGCGTACAATCGAAAAGGATTGAATGATCTTATAAGTGATGTACACGATATACCCCTTCATCGATAGTATAGTTGGCGACAATCTTGGGATTTACCTTTCCTGATAATATGTCTTCTGTCTTATAGACATTCTTGTATGTGTCGATATAGTAAATAATCCCATTCATATCTTGGGCAAATACTTCCATTTTTTTATTTGATTGTATTTTGGAATTTTCATCTGCGGGTTTCGAACCATTCGGTATACCTTTTGTATGTGTCCCACAGTATTCGTGATCTTCTTTTCTGCGACGGGTACATTGCTCTCCATTTGCACGTAGTGCATTACACCGGCACATTTCTGGAATCGAATTCTTTTCCCTTTTGCGTTTCGTCAAATCGATCTTTTCAAATACGAGTCTTGGATACTCGTATATAAATTCGACCAATTCATTTGCAGATGTATGATCCATACTAGAATGGATGATTTTCTCTTTTAATTTATCCTTGAATGTCGTTGTATACTTTTCTGCGATTCCGTTAATATGCTTTTCCATTTTGTCCGATAGATTCATCTTTATCGGACAAATTCAAATCAATTTTTCTTTGCCCTTTTCTCGGGTTTCTTCGCTTCGCTTTTGGTTAGGGTCGTCGCTTCGCTCCGGGTTAGGGTCGTCGCTTCGCTCCGGGTCGCTTCGCTTTTAGTCGCTTCGCTTTTAGTCGCTTCGCTTTTAGTCGCTTCGCTTTTAGTCGCTTCGCTTTTAGTCGCTTCGCTTTTAGTCGCTTCGCTTCTCCATGCATCCGGGATTTGTTTTGTTTTTCCATTATATGCAACTGCATATCCATTATCAATCATCCAATCCGATACATTGATTCCTTCGCAATAGACATTTGCAAGAATACGTCCATATTTTTCAAAGGTTATCGTACCAATACGTACGATTTTATCCATTATCAACGTCGCAAGTGCATTTTGTGACTGTATTGCCAACTGTTTTTCATTCTCATATTGGCTTTTCATTTCGGGGCTATCTATACCCAAAAGTCTCACCGTAAATCGATACACCGTGGTATCATTCGGTATCCGTGTTGCAATCGTAATCGTATCTCCATCATAGACTTTCACTACTTTCCCATAGGTTATATTCGGGATATACGGAATACATGTCTTATAGGTAATATCGCGCAAATAATCATATTGTGGATTCGTTTCGACGAAATCCATAGGTGATGAATGGGAATGAATATCTATCGCAATGGATTCCGTTATCTCTCTCTCTGATTTCGAGTACTTTTTACAACAGAATGAAAACATAATGTATTATTCTATTTGATGTCATTAAAAAAATCAATTTTTATAATAACATGTAGTCGTAGGGGTAAGAATATGCGGGTCTAAAACATTTTATATATCTTTACAAACACTTCCTGTGCATATACGCATGCGACGCGCAAGTTTTGGCGAACGGTATTTACATCCGCATTCTGTAAATATGCGATGCGGATAATGCTGTCCGAATCATGTGGATGCATCTTTTTGAATCCGCAAAAGTTCAATAGAAATTCCTCCTTCCCCACATAATAACATTCATATAGGAAATATTCAATGATTTTCCCTATCGTATAATCTTCATTCTCGAGGACAATATCGTATGAATTCTCCATCGTTGTTTCGCTCGTTTTTATAAAGACTACATTCGAATCCACTTGTTCAATCAGTTTTACGAATTTGTTTTGGAGAATCTGACATGCCTTTTTCACAATCTCTTTATTGTCAAATACACCCAATGTCTGTATGACAAAATCGTAACTGTTTTCAATATATTGGCGTTGAGCATCCAGCAACATGTAATTTTTCTTTTGGAAATCGACTTCTGCACGGGTTGTTTCCTCGGACAATAGTTTGGACTCCATCGTCTCCCATACGGTTTGTATTTTATTTGTATCTGGCGTATTTCCATAAGAACATTTGGAAACTACATTCCATGTAGATTGACTCCCCGCTGTATTGATTGAGAATTCCGCAGTGAGTTTGATCCGTTCGCCTGGAACCGTATCCCCTATTTTCGGTCTTAATCGTGCGAATAAAATGGGATCTTGCGTCATGGGATCTTTGGGAAATATCTTTGTCACTTCCGATTCGCTCACCATATTCCCATTGGTTTTGTTTCGAATCTTGAAATCGTCGGTTGTCACATAGATCGTTGCATCCGTATCATTTGCAACGTCGATTTCGAGAATATAGTTGTCGGGCAATTGTTGGAGATCTTTCGAATATATAGGAATACATTCCAATCGATGTTTGATAAGTTCGTTATGCAATCTCCCTGTGTTGACCTCAATCTGGATATTTTGTTGGTCGAATACGACGGTTGGAATATCATTGAGAATTGTTCTGCGGATCCCATTGGCAATACTTAGATTGATGTCATATAGAGTAAATTTGTAGATATCGCGTTCTTCGGACATGGATTTGATTTGCGGATTGATATTCATTGTGAGTATATTAATGTATTGGGATAGATTTTTAAATCAATTTTTATCACAGAATAAGGGACGCGAGGTCTATTGACCTAAAGATGTGGTATATTGAATTTGGTCCATGGATACCTCGGGAAATCGGATAAAAAGGGTGCCCATGATTTATATTGTGGATGCTTTTTGATGTGTTCTTTCGCGGAGAATTTGCGACCACATGCCGAACCGAAACGTCCTATAAACTGCATCTGTTTGGCTAAATCCGTCGTGGTTATTTTTCCGTCGACGCAACCAAAGGGATAAAATCCGGGGCGTTTGGAGACATGTGGATCGAGTTCCGTATGTTTACATACGGAAAGAGTATCCATTTTCACGCGATTCAAATCCATATCATAATGGTCCGATAGAACAAGTTTGGCAGTATGTATATCGATTTTACCGTAATATTCGTCATTGAGCAAATGGTTCAGACGATAATTCCGCGCACCCGACGATTTTGTAACGTCGTTATATTCACTATCGTCTGTTTCGGTCAATCGGAGATCGGGATCAATGGCGGAATTCATTCCATAATACACTCCATCCATGGTGCGTTTAATAGAATGTCGTTTATGTAATAATTCGAAAAGCATGATTTCATTCGTATGTATATTCCCGAATTGCCATGAACATGCATAATCTCCTGCATTGTCCTCGAGCATGAGTTTTACATATTGATCCAATGTGTGGCAATATTGCATCGCCATGCGAATCCGACAAAAGAATGGTGCGCCAAAATCGGGCTGGTAATTGGTGGCGGAAATGGTCGTTTCGCATCCTATAATACCCGATGAAGAGATGAAGAAATCGGAGACACTTGCGACGTACCCTGGAGATATCTGCATGACGAATGGATGTCCCGTGGTAGGAACCACATATAAAACAATATTGAAAAGAGATCCAATAATGAAATCGCAATGTGTGGTATGTCCCATAACGATCTTGCCATCTTTCGTGGCATTTCCGGTGGCAATAAAGGCACTACATTTCTCTAAATTGCCATCTTCGCTCGACTTTTTCTTGAATACCGTATATAAACTCATATACGAATTCCACGCAATGAGATAATCGAGCGAAATATGTACACCGCGGTATTTTGCCCCTGTGGAAATACCTTCCATTTCTTGGTATATTTCTTGGAAATCGCGCATGATGACGGGTTTGATAAGCACATTGCTTTTTTTGATATATTCTTTCAAAGTGACTTTGAGTTGTTCTTTTAATATAAATGGGAATATTTTCAGTACCCGTTTGAGTTCGTCATATAGTAAATATCCATGGGCCACCCCGCGTTCATATGCATCGCCGTATATATAGAGGGATTTCCATCCATGGTGATTGGAAATGACGGATCCACAAATACCATTGATACGTTTATGTTTTACTGTTTTGCGAATTTTATATGGTCTGTGCCGTTTTGTCATACGAGTTTTATAATATGGAGAGATAGTTATCCCTATATTATATTATTATGTGGGTTAATAATGGGTACATTTATGCAAGCAACATCAGGGACAATAGTAAAAAGAATATAATAAGTGGTAATAATACTAAAAACCATGAAAACATGGGTGATCCTGCGCGACAAATGAGATTTAAAATCCATGTCCAAAAGAGAATGTATAGGAATTTTATGATAAAAATCATATATACACTAGATACGTCGCATGAATAAGCACCTAAACAATAGACATTCGTGTTTCCAATATTCTGAATTGCCATAATCACAAATGCAATCATAGAAATTACCAAATAAACATATGCGGGAGTACAAAGATTACGCAAGCCAGTAATTGCCATTCTATATTATATACTATTATTTTGTATGGCATTTTTGCTAAACATAGTACTGTTGAATCGGATTATTCAATGGCATATTATATTGTGTTTGATCCCCGTGTTGTCCTTGTCCAGATGCAATACTTGCGAATGTACCTAGACCTGCAGTTGATCCGAATGATGTGATTGGGTTGGTATTGAAAAAAGTCAACATATCCCCCCCTTTTTTGCATTTTCGGTTTGCCTTTTTTGTTCTCTTTTTACCACCTGTCAAAATACGCGTTGGTGCTTGTATGATAGAGAGGTCATTTGTATATGCGTGCGTAAGCGTATGATTACCTCCTTTACAGTACTTTTTGCGCATGTTTGTACGGGTTCTTTTTCGTTTGGTCTTTCTTTTTCCTTTTCCTCCTTTTCCTCCTCCTCCTCTCGCGGAAAATGGGATATCTGGATTTGTTCGAACACTTTGCATTTGACTAGGATCAGAGGGATCATTCACATAATTATTCGCCGGATATACACTGCCTATAGCGCCTATAGCGGTAGGTTGAAAAAAATTGCTACCTCCTGTAATTCGGCTACATCCACAATCGCCACCTTTTATCTTTTTTCTATTACGATTTTTCATTGAACGCGTCATATATCATATAAATAGATATTATTCGATATCTACATGGGTCAACATATGTCTCCTGCAACAGACATTCGTAATAAACAGTTCATCTAAAACCATTCCTTCCGGCGTTTTTTCTACATTCTCTTTTGTCAAATAGATGATTTTATCCACATTTTGGCCATTTGCGAGTTTTAATCGCCTAGATTCGCGCAAGAAATGCAAATATTTATTCGCTAAAACGTTGCCACATGATACACATTTTACTGGAATAATCATGATATAGAATATACTGTATAATAGGAGATTATTATACTTGTTTTAAATCAATTTTTATTCGGGGAATATAATAAATGGTGAAAATTGCGATTTTTATATTGATTGCATGTTTAGGTATTTTATATTTGCATTTCAATCCATCGTCCGATCAAGTCGCATACGAAGGATTCGGTAATGGGATTATCGGGTCTTGTCCTATAAACGATCTTGGTAAGATGGTTCAAGGGGGGTATTGTGTCGATGCGAGTTATGTGGATTTGAATGATAAATCGCTGGTGATTCCTGGGAGATATGTCATTACTGCGGACCACTATATCGATTCGAAGGGCATCATAAAAAAGATACCATATGGGTTTTCGCGCGATATTTCCGACCCTACATGTAAAGTGCTAGTTCCATTGACGAAATCTGCCGTAATGGATTTATCCGCCAATTCCGGATCACATAAACAGGCATATGATATCTCAAATGGGAAAGTTTATGCGAATTATACTGCGAATTTGGATTTGAATTCGGTATTTCACGATGAATATATAGATGCAAGTGGAAATCCAACGGGGATCATTGCACCGGATTCTGGTGGATTGCCCGCGGGTCAAATGTACGTTCAAGATCCAGTTACCGGAGAGATTGGTCCGGTTTCTATTTTTAATTCGGAATTTAACAATTCGCTTTATTATGAAGTTGGATCGATGAAATATCCGCCTGCCAATTATGTACCCAGTTATGAAGATAGCGTATATTTGAGTAAATTATCGAATTTCACGCTTTTAGAGAATCCTTCCCGAAAACATCCATTATTAGGTTCCGGAAGTATCGGATTTTGCAAAGGTCCTATAGATAAAATAGAAGAGGGATGTCGATCGACACCTTTAGAGAATTGCGCATCTACCACTTGCTGTACTTTATTGGGTGGAGAAAAATGTGTAGCGGGGAACCAATATGGTCCCGCCAATCCACCTGGCGATGTTTTAATGAATCGCGATTTTTATTATTATCGCGGAAAATGTTATGGATTCTGTCCTTGATAAAAAATCGCATATTATGGTAGAAAGAGAATCGATGAATTATTTGACGATAATAATAGTTCTCATATTCGTTTTTATTTTAACGCTCTTTATGCCATATATTGAAATAGGTAGCACGGGTGTGAGTGTGGGCATAGAATCGCTTAATGGGATGGTGGATCAAAAACCGGATAATTTGGATACGGCAAATCCTGCCACGAATTCACTCGTAAAATACAATAAGGATCCTAGTGAAAATATAGAATATCATAATTCGTATACTCCGAAAAGTGATTATGGAGAATTACCTCCTGGGAAAATGTATTTCCCGAATCCGGATGGAACAATGAAAGTGGTCGATATTATGGCATATGATAATAGCAGTCATTATTATGAAACCAGTTCGTATTCTACTGGACCTCGTAATTTTATACCTATAGAAGAAACGACGACATATGCGAGTAAATTACAGGGATTGAATATAAGAGATAAAACGGATAAATCCCCGATTTATTTAACGGGATCATCGGTCGTGAATACCTCGGCGATTTTAGGCGGATTTTGTACACAATATGCAAATAATCCGGATAAATTGGAAGAATTGTGCCGTCGTATTGAACCTGGTAAATGTGCCACGACTACTTGTTGTGCATTATTGGGGGGTCAACGTTGTGTATCTGCGAACGAAAATGGTCCCATTATGAAATCGAATTATAGCGATTATCTCATTGCAAATCGCGATTATTATTATTATCAAGGGAAATGTTACGGAATTTGTCCCACTTCATCAAAACATATCACATAGAATTCATTCATGATCGTGATTCATGGAAAAAAAATGCTTTCGCATTGTTGTGTTTTTGTATTTTAGAATGTATGTCGATTTTTGTATTGGTCGTTTTTTTTGATTAACAGTCCTCCTCATCTTCGCTATCATCGCTATCTGATTCGTACGTCCAGTCATAAACGAGTTTTTCTACCCCATTAATCACCTTGAGTACTTTTGGTACATTTACTGGTTTTATAAAGGTGATTGTTTTTGATTTTGTTCCCATTTCCACTTCCTCTGGCGTCTTTACTGTAATTGACGGAACCGTCTTCAGGATAGAAGATGTCGGTTTTGCCGATTTTAGTGGAGGAGTTAAAGGTGCCATGGGTTTCATAGGTTTCATGGGTTTCATGGGTTCTTTTTCTTCTTCGCTCTCGCTGTCACTGTCTTGTTCCAGAAGAAGACCAAAAGAACTACCACCACCACCTCTTTTTGTGTTTCGATCTTGTTGTTCTTTTTCTTTTTCTTGATTTTTCATTTTCTTTTCCTCCTCTTTTTTTCGCAATTTAAGTGCTGGACAATGATCAATAGATGCCCAGTGTCCAATTGCGTGACAATACCTGCATTCGGTCTTCAATATTTCCGGACAAGTTACTGGTGCATCGGGCTTCGCTGAAGCTCGTGTCCAGTGACTCGTATATTCTTTCTCTGATTTTCCGATCTTCTTGCAATGACCACAGAATGGTTTATTCATAGTGACCCCCTTGCTGTAACGATTATCGCGTTGGTTGTTCATACGTCTGCTCATGTTGGTTGGTAATTAATGATTTGAAGTCATATAAAAAAAAGTATTTCAATTTTGAGCGAGAGTGTGTGTATGTCATATAGAAAATATTGCGATGTTTGTTTGTTTGTTTGTTTGTTTGATCGATGCAAGACCCCATCCGTTTTGTTCATTTGTATTTTATCGAACAGGCGATTTCGAAGGAAATGTTTTTCAAAAATATGTATATTCCTATGAGATTTATTGCGATAAGAATCGATGCATAATCCAATAAGTATAATTTATCCAAAATGATACTTATATACGCGTAATTCGATTTCCATATACTATACACAATGATCAATATGCAAATGTATAATCCACTGTAATTGAATGATGTGCTGAGTTCTGGCATATTGTCTTGGGTTAGGTTATGATGATGATGTATCGATTTTCATGATCAATTTTTCTTTCTCATAGATGATATATATGTGTTTTTCCGAAAATGTTTCATTGGCAATAGGTATTACTGGAATTTTATCAAGTATATATTTCTATAAAAAAAATATATATGCCTCTATCGGAATAGGATATTTTGCGATCATGGAATTGTTGCAATTTCTTCAATATCGAGTAATTGATCAATGTAATAATGACTATAATCGATTTTTGACAATTATTGGTTATATTCATATATGTTTTCAACCCTTGTTTTTCAATATATGGTTATTTGCATTTATCATTAAACCGAATGTTTTATTTTTATATATGACATTTATTGCCGGACTATTATTGTTAAGTCGAGTATTTTTCGTTAAAGACTACGAATTATGCGATACCGATAATGAACCAATATGTGGTAAGAATACATGTTCTTTTTCAGGGAAAAGACATATTGCCTGGAATGTACGTTTACGTGCTCCTGGGAAATATGCATTTACACCTAGTTTTGGATTATATATGTTTGTCTTTTGTGTCCCTGCATTATTAACTTTTCAATTAAAACCTATTTTAGCAATGTTATTATGTACGCCTTATATACCGTATATATTAAATGGTGGAATTTGGAATAATATACACGAACATCCTGCTATATGGTGTTATACAGTAATTGGGCAAATGTTATTAGCCTTTTTTTTATTGAAATAATCCGAGTGATATCTGAAACAAAAAAAATGTACAAATGTACATTTTTTTTGTATTTTTTGTTTTTTTTGATTGATGTAATAGGATGGATGATTATACATATACTATATATTGTCTACCTGTATAGTCCATATTACCTGTTTTGCAGTTGAACTTGAAAAATTTTGTCTCTTCGTCGCCATAGTTGATTTCCAAGTCGTTAATCATTGGGGAGTCGTTAATGTATTGATTCTCTAGTTCAAACATTTCTGCCGCCTCGCGATTACGACGTTCTTCTTCTTCTCTCTGTTTGCGGATACGACGACGTTCTTCCTCTTTTTTTTCTTTTTGTTCTTTGCGGATACGACGTTCCTCTTTTTCTTTTTGCTCTCGGAGGAATTGCCGGCGTTGATAATCCACCATAGAAGCACGTCGTCCCAATGGGGAAATATCAACCGACCTTCCATCTTCGAGCTGATCACGTATATGTCTTGTTGCCCCCATATTCCATTTCTCAAAATGGACACGTGCATAAGATTGCTCTCCATCACGTGTGACTTCATAATCCAACTCAACATATGATATAATTCCAATGCGCATTTGTTTTAGTGCATGGAATACATCTTGAGATGTCTTAAAAGCATATGGATCAATATCCCTGACCACAACCTCTCTTGGGTAATATTCGCGTTTCTCATTCAACATCATTTGTTGTAATTAATGATTTGAAGTCATATAAAAAAAAGTATTTCAATTTTCACTTACGATCGGATGATTCAGAATCGTGTAAATAGTTGTATAGGAAATTCTCCGAATTATGGTTCTGGATTTCCCCACATATCATAGATACAGATTCGTACATTTTACGGAGGACTTCATTGGGTGCAGATGTGCCTATTTTGATGAACCCTTTTTTGAGAAGGAATTTCTTGACGTCCTGTATCGGCGTTTGTTTCAACATCTGACAATCCGTCGCGATTTTATTACGTACTGTTCTATTTGATATTAATACTCCCACACGCGGTTGGACTTTATGTCGTCCTATATGATATGTCCGTTTGTAAAGTTTCCTCCGTTTCAAATTGCGAATCACTTTTTTCTCTGGTTTAGCGGACGCATTCTCTTTCCGATCGTTTTTGTATTTTTCGCGAAGTTCTTTTTGGTTTATTTTCCATTGATCGATCAACGGGGTTTTCGATGGATTCTGTTTATGTGTATATTGCCTATATGTGGGTAATTTGCCCCCTTTTAAACATCCATAGGTTGGTGCAATATGTTTATCATATAGAAAAGATTGAGGTACGAGATTCACGTTTTGTCCTATAGAAGAATCTGTTTGTGGGGATCTTCCTGCTTTCGTCACAAGGGATGATGGTGGTGAGGGGGTCGTCGATGATAAAAAATCGGCGGGTAATTCCATACTTACGAATTCGTCTTTCGGAAAACTGTTTTCCCCCGCCGTTTTATGCGTATTCATTCGGATGGTCGTATTATGTTTGGGGATTTTGTCTTTCTTTGTTTTTGCTAAAGTTTGGAAAAAATCCACCGTTTGGTCGAAATTCTTGGCAAATTCGGTTTCCGTAGTTTCCGTAGGTTTTTTCGGTATTGTGTTTGCGGGTGGACTAAACATGGATTCATATTTCTTTTGTTGATTCTGGCGGATCATTTTGATAATGTTTTTACGCAAGGATTTATTGGATGGCACGGCCGGCTGTGCCGGTTTTTTCATCCTTATTTTCGCCGGGGCATCCCGTTTTTTACGAGTCCGATTGGTAGATTGTACTTTAAATAATTCGGGGTTAATTATTATCGTTTTTCCTCCCTCCGTCATTACTAGACGTTTCGAAAATATATTGCTATTTTTTACTATATGACGAAAGAATATAAAAAATTGATTCCAATAGTATCTTAAACCCCGTTGTATACGATAGAGAAATGATGACTACTGAACCAATACAACCGACTGTAAAGAATGCACGTGCACCACGTAAAGTCGCGACAAAACCGAGAAAACGTAAGGTTTCTAGTACCGGTGACCTTAAAGATTGTCCTATAGAATCCATATATAATGATCTATCGGAGGATCTATCGGAGGATCCGGTAAAGGTTTCGATCGATAAAATGGCGGGTGAAATTCGACAGACCGTACTCGGTCATTTGGGAAATTATATTGAAGAACCATACACCATCATCGAGTCGTATTTTGAAGGTCAGTATTTAGAACGTTTGGTACGTCATCAATTGGAATCATACAACAATTTTATCTCGCATCAAATACCAAAAACAATCGAGCAATTCAACCCGATTACTATCCATTCGGAGAATGACTATATTGCCGAACACGACAAATATACGCTCGAAATCGTGGTGTCTTTTGAGAATTTCAAACTGTACCCTCCACAGATTCACGAAAATAACGGGGCGACCAAACTCATGTTACCCCAAGAGGCAAAATTGCGGAATTTCACATATGCATCGACTATGACCGTTGATCTCCAGATCGATTATATCGTGAGGAATACAGATGCGATGGATAGTCCCCAGATCATAAAACGGTTTCTTCCGAAAATCAATATAGGGAAAATGCCGATAATGGTGAAATCGAGTATCTGTGCTCTTACACAGAATCGTCATATAAGTTCGATATATACGGGGGAATGCGATATGGATTGTGGTGGATATTTCATTATCAAGGGGTCGGAGAAAACGGTTCTTGGGCAAGAACGTGCCGCCGAAAATCGCATCTATTGTTTCGACGGTAAAAATACGACGAAATGGAACTGGTTTGCCGAGATAAAATCTGTACCGGATAACAAATGCATTTCCCCCAAACAAATCGAGATGATGATTGCGAGTAAAGATAATGGGTTTGGGAACGCGATTTACATTTCGATTCCCCGTTTGAAACAGCCGATTGAACTCGCGGTATTGTTCCGGGCATTGGGGGTTATCACTGACCGTGACATATGTTCATATATCGTATTGGATATCGATCATCCGAATCATGCGTGTATTCTAGATTGTATAAAGGGATCACTTATTGACGCGAACAAGTGTGTTACTCAGGAACAAGCCATGTTGCAGATCACCAATTTAGTCACATACATGCCAATGAATATGGATCGAGATGCGGGGCTAAAGAAAAAGCGTGAATTCGCGAATGAGGTTTTGGCGAATGATCTGTTTCCACATTGCAAATCTCTTTCCCAGAAATTGTACCTCATTGGGTACATGGCGAATAAATTGATACGCACGAGTATCGGATTACTTCGTCCCGATGACCGCGATTCATATTTGAATAAACGCATTGAATTGACGGGTACTTTGTTGAATAATTTATTCCGCAATTATTTCAACAAGTTGGTCAAGGAGATGCAGAAACAGGTTACCCGTGAGATCAATAATGGTTCATGGAGATCGAAGGAGGATTACGATAGCATTATCAACATGATGAACATATACAAATTCATCAAATCGACCACGATTGAAAACGGGATTAACCGTGCATTGGCCACCGGCGATTTCAGTATCAAACAGTCCAATAGCAGTAAAGTCGGTGTTGCACAAGTGTTGAATCGACTCACCTATCCCGCAACCTTGAGTCATTTACGACGTGTAAATACTCCTCTAGAGAAAACGGGGGAGATCATTGATCCGCGCAAATTGCACAATACGACATGGGGATTTCTCTGTCCCGTAGAAACCCCAGAAGGGCAATCCATTGGTGTTGTTAAAAGCATCAGCTACTTGTCACATATAACCATCGTAAGTAATTCATCATCACTCTATGGATATGTTGTCCCATACATTACTCCGATTGAATCGGCTTCGCCGGCTTATTTTAGCAACAAGACGAAGGTATTTATCAATGGAAGTTGGGTCGGTTCTGTGGAAGATCCTATACGATTATACGAAGACATGAAGGAGAAGAAATATAGCGGAATCATCAATATTTACACGTCCATTACATTCGATTGTAAATTGATGGAGATTCGTATATGCAATGACGCGGGACGTCTCACTCGTCCTGTGTTGCGCGTGAAAGGGAATCGTGCGATTATTACAAAGGAGATTATAGACCGAATTGAGAAAAAGGAATTGGCGTGGAATGATTTATTGACCAATTGCCGGTTGGAAGATTCCGTCATTGAATATATCGACCCCGATGAACAGAATTTCTCCATGATTGCCATGCAAGCGAAAGACGGGTATGTGAATGAAATGGACGCGAGGTTCAAGTATACCCATTGCGAGATTCATCCGAGTGTCATTTTCGGCGTACTCGCTTCATGTGTTCCCTTCCCCGAACATAATCAAGCACCTAGAAATACATATCAATGTGCGATGGCGAAACAGGCAATGGGTGTCTACGCCCTCAATTTCGATAAATGTATGCATAAAACGGCATATATTCTCAATTATCCGACGAGACCGCTCGTTGAAACCCGGCTTATGAATTTCATCCATTTGAATAAAGCGCCTTCGGGGTGTCAGATACATGTCGCAATCATGACCCATACGGGATATAATCAAGAGGATAGTGTCCTGATGAACAAAGGGTCGTTGGATCGCGGTCTCTTCTTGGCGACAATATACCATACCGAAAAGGACGAAGACAAGAATATTATTCGCGACGAAATCATACGTGGGAAACCCGACAAGACGAAAACGCGGGGAATCAAATACGGGAATTACGACAAGATTGGACCTGACGGATTTATCCCCGAAGATTCTATCGTGGAAAACCGCGACGTCATTATCGCCAAATATTCGCCCATCAAAGCCAATCGCAATGATCCCATGAAAAAGGTCAAATACGAGGATCAGTCCAAGATTTTCCGAACGACTGAACCGACATACATTGATCGCAATTATACTGCGCGTAATGGGGACGGGTACAATTTCGCGAAAGTGACGACTCGCACCTTGAGAAAACCCGTTTTGGGGGATAAATTCTCGAGCAGA